TCGCCCTGCGGATCCTGCTGCGCCGCAGCACCCATCCCCCTCGAGGAAGCCACACGCTTCTTCATCACGACCGGCAACACGATCTCGTCAATGCGGGTCGGAGCCGGGAACGCCAACAACTGCCACGACTCCAAGTTCGGGCCAGCGGTCGTAGCCGACGCATCACGCTCCAACGTAAACTTGACCGTGTACTTGTCCGACAGGGTGTAGTCGACCGTCTTTGGTGCTCGGTCGGTCAACGTCAACACGCTCAGGTCAATGCCGGTATCCGGCGTAAACGTGACCTTGATGGTGCCCTGCACTGGGGTAGCGACACCGTTGTACACGAGGTCGGCGTCGTCGTACGTTTCGCCCGCTTGCTCGTAAGACTGACTACCAGTAACAGCAAGAGTAGGCGAGGCACGCACCTCAACCTGTCGCAGCGACTTGTCGAACTGGCTGTTCCAACGCACATCGCCAACCGTCAACGTGCCAGACGCAACCCGGTCGCCCGACGCAGCGTGCCCCTGCACCCCGTTCGCAACGTCCACAAAAAACGTTTCGCCATCAACACGAGCAACCCACGTCACGTTCCCAGGCGTCGAACCAGTCGACACCACATCGGTCGCCCACGCCGGCACCAACGTCTCAGTAAACACCGACAGGTCAGCCCGGTACACCTGACCGCTGCTGGTTCCGAACCACACAAACCGTTGGTCGGTAGCTAACGCGTATGCAGCGCCACCGTTATCAATAACGGGTCCATAGCTAACGCTTGCGTCTTGGTTCATCGCAGCAACACGCAAACCCTTGCTGGTCGCGATGATAAGCAGCCCGCCGTACGACGTGATGGCGTTGACCGTCTCTCCTCGAGGCAGATCAGCGACCTGCTGCGGGCTTGTGATGGCCCCGTCGGATCCGGCAGCAAGGAAGTACAGCGAACCGGTATCGTTGCTGTTAGCGGCTGCGTACAGGCCGACAGGGCCAACGCACACGTCTTGCCACACGCTGCCGTGGATCAGCGAGAACGTGGCAGATCCCAGCACAGAGCCGTTAGCTGCAAGCTCTTCGATTGTGTTGGCGTCTAGCTCGATTAGTCTGCCGCCGACGTACCGTAGTTTGTCTGGCTCGGACGACCCCAGCGACGACGGCTGCGTCGTTGAGCCGATGCCGGTCTTTGCCAGATGGCGTGCTGATCCGTACGCAATGAAGATTGACGTGCCGTCAGACGTAAAGTCCGTAATGGTTTCTGGCGTACCCAACGCTGTGACGGTGCTCCAAGTCGGCGACGCCGTGTCAAAGTTCGTTGCGTAATACAGGTTGGTGCCCGAAGCGACGTACATGTAGTCCGTGCTGCCGCTCGTAAACACCTTCATAATCACGTCGTTGCCAGTGTTGCCCTTGTCCTCGCAGATAGGCAGCAGCGACACCTGGCCCTTCGTCCACGGGTCAATGCCCGACGACGTGTAGAACCGGCGACGATCCGAGTCGTCGTTATCGAAGTATTCTTGACCAGCACCGTACGACCAGTCGGTCTGCGACCGCACCCAGAACTGGGTGTTCAGGCGCTGCTCGCCGGCTTCGCCTGACGTGTCTCGCTGCTCGCGCAACGTCTGCACAGTCGTGCGACTGTACCCTTCCGTCTCGATCAAGTACGACCGGCCGTCAATGGTGACAGGCAGCCGCTCCGCAGCGTGCGCCATCGCTACACCCCTCGGTAGATCGAAGTCTGCGTCCTACCGCCCGAACGGGTCCAGGTCGCCGGGTACTGGCTGTACAGGCGGGTGGTTTCTGCGTTGATCCGGTCAAGGCGTAGCGCCCGCAGGTCACGCATCGACGCCGAGATCGCACCAGACACGACTTCTTCAGCCGATCGCGACGATCCCTGCTCATCAAGGAACTCGCGTCGGATCGGACGGGACGACATCATCCGCAAAGCTGCACCCAACGCCGGCAGGTCGTACGCCTCGGGGTGCAGGCCGGTCGTAGACAGGGCAGTGGTGCCGTTGGTCAGGGTGCCGAACCCGCACTTGTACAGGACACGCACAGCCTGCCCAGGCCACGCATCCGAGTGCAGGATCAAGCCGTAGCCCGATGCAAACGACGACGTGTTGCGGTCGCGACGCAACGCATACTCAGTGATCGCAGGCTCTGACGCCTCCGACCCTGGGTCCGAGTAGGTGACTTGGTAGATCGACAGGATGTCGTCGGTGACGCCGGTCAGGTCGTAGCCGTCCTGTGCTGCGTTGAACGTGACCTCAACGGTCTTGATCTGGAACAGGCCGTGCTGCGGAGACGACAGATCACGCAGCTCATGATTCAGCGCGTCGAGGATCTGATAGGCAGGGAACTTCGGGTTAACGGTAACAAGGTCGCCGTCCGAGTGTGCCGCAGCCTCCGACCCCTTGTAGCCACGCTTTACCGTCGCCAACCCAGCGCCCGACACCGAGAACACATACATCAGTTCCGTGCCGATCTCAATCGTTGCGCCGGCAACCACACCAGGCACAATCGCAGACGGCAACGCAAAACTGACCGACGTGCTGGACGCATCCAACGCACCAGCAAGCGTCGCCTGCTCTTCTACATAGTCGGTGAGAAGCAGGTCACGCGTCTCGTCAATCCAAGTCTGAGCAGTCATTATTCACCCAACGCATCCCGCACAAGTCCCATGCCACGCTTCCGACCAGTAGCAGTCGCAAACGTCTTGCCAGAGTTTACCTCATGCTTTTCTTCCGCTTTGGCCTCGAGCCGTGCGGCACCATTAATTGATGGCGGCTGCACACCGTCCTTACGCAGACGCTTGTATGCGTCCATGTCAGCCACCTTCTCCTTCTCAGCCTGCTTCGTTGCCTCGAGGTCGATGACGTTGTTGCGTGACGGGACTGCTGACGGCGACACATACGGCATGCCGAGCATGCGGCCCATCACCGCACCACACTCCAGACAGTGCATGTCAGGGTCATCGTTGAACCCATGCACCGTTTCTTCAACAGCACCACACACTTTGCAGCGGTAGTCGTACCTCGGCATCACCGCACCTCCACGGTAAATCCAGCGCCAACCAGCGCATCCAACTCTTCTGATGTTAGATCAGTCGGCGATTCGTGCCCACCCAACAACGTGCGACTAATCGAGGCCGGGTCGCCTGGTTGACGAGTCGTAACTGCACCGCTGGTCAGGATGAACACGTTGCGGCCACGGGCACCTGGCGTGCGGAACCGTGCCAGACGGCGTGCAGGGTCGTTAGTGTGATAAGGCACTACGTCGATCTGCGGCAGAATGTTCTCAGTAGTTGGTACATAACGCATCGAGATGTCCAACGACGGCACCGTGCTAGAGCCGTCGATCTGTGATGGCGTAACGGACACGCCCGTGCCCTCGGTAACCGTCGGGTCAGGGACCGTTACAGTCGCAGCAACAGCCGCAGGCGTAACCGTAACACCCGTGCCTTCGGTAACGGTCGGGTCTGGAATGAGTCCAGAACCAGACACAGTAGCAACGTTGACTGTGACACCAACACCCTCAGTAACGGTGACTGCTGGTAGCGCTGCCGTACCGGTAACCGTGCTGGCCTGAACCGTAATAACAATTACGACGGTAACAGCAGGCGTAGTTGCTGCTGTAGCAATAACAGCAGGAGTAACCGTAACGCCCGTGCCCTCGCCAATCGTGACAGCAGGGGCCGTTGACGTAGCTGCGATGACTGCTGGTGTGACAGTAACGCCCGAGCCTTCGGTGACGGTAACTGCTGGTGCCGTAGAGGTGCCTGCAATAACAGCAGGGGTAACGGTGACGTTGACTGCGACTGTGCCGTCGTACCTGAGTAGGTCTTGGCGGTAGTCGCTAGATGACCGGTATGCGGTCATAGGTCTACGCCGCCTCTAGCGCAACAACCCGAGTCGAAAGCTCCTGAATGGCCTTGACCACAGGGGCGATCAACTCGCTCATACGCAGACCCTGATGGTCCAAAATTTGAACCGTAGCCCCTTCAGCATCAACTTCTTCTCTAGCTTCGCTGTGAGTCCACACAGCAGAAGCCGAAGCAGCATCGCCAAGTGTGGCCGCTACATCTTGAGCCAAAAAACCCCAATGCGTGCGGGTAAGCGGGCCGCTGTCGCCTCGATGTGACCAGCGGAACGAAACAGGCTTTAGCTCATCAATGAACGCTAGGCCACGATTCAATGGGGTTACATCTGTTTTGTCTCGTTCGTCAGACGTTTGGATTGTGCCGTTTGTGGCAAATATGTCATCCCAGCGCACACCAGATGTGCCGATGTCGTAGGTGTTGTCGGCATACGGCCTGAAGTGACCAGTGCTCAAGAAGTACGCACGGTAAGTACCGTTTGTCTTGAAATACAAATTGTTGCTGGACTCTTGAAACAGGATCTCTTCGCCTGAATCGTTCTTCACAAAGAAGTTTGTGTCTGACGTTCCAATAACATCGCCAGTTACTGTTACGCCTGACGAGTTAATTGTCGTTCGCAACACGCTACCCGTCGTAAACCCAAGCGTGCCAGCAGTTGTCAAATACATGCCAGCGTCCGAGTCGGCGTCAAACGAAAACGTCGGCGCACTATTCGACCCGTTGTTGCCTCTAAAAGCGTCAAAGTTGTAAACGTCGCCAGAGTCGTCGCCACGAATACCGAACGAACCAATGCGTAAACGCTCAACGCCGCCAGTAGTAAAACCAAGTTGATCGGCTGCTTGCAAATACATCCCAGTATTGCCATCGCTGGCAAACGTAAACACAGGATCAGCCGCCGAACCGCTACCGCCCTTAATCTCGTCGCTTAGAGTGACGATGCCAGAAACCGACAGCGTGCCAGTAACCGCTACGTTGTTCTCCGACGTGTCAAGCAGAATCTGACACGAAGAGTTGTTTGCTCCGCCTCGAATGTAAACGTCGCCGTTGGTGGGTGCCGAAACTAGCGTGTGCGTCCCGTCGCTGATGAGCAGGTATTCGTCAGCGCTCGCCTCGCCCATGTTCCCGGTACGCAGCCCAACGTAACTGCTGCTGAACGCTTGCCCAAGAACGATACCGCCATCAGCACCGCCCGACTGCGCCGTAAAATGCCCAGTCGAACTCGTATCACCATTAACCGTCAGGCCAGTAACCGTCGGAGTAGTCGTCCAACCAGACGTACCCGAACCCGTACCAGCCAACACCGAACTAGCAACAGCATTCGAGTCGCCAGTACCAACCTTCGTTTCCAACGCAATAATCGCGCCAGAATGATTTGTGTGTACAACATCATGCTCAAACCCAGAGTCATCCATCTCCGTCGAGGACGACGGCGAAGGCTGCTGCGTGCCCGAATCAAGTGACCCTGGATAGTTTGTAGCCATTAGTCTTCCTCAGCAGCCTCCTGCGGCTGCGACAACTTCGCAATCTGCACCGCCTGGACGGCGATCTCGAAATGCAGGGGGTACCGTTCCCGGATCACCTGCATTACCTCCTCAGCAGTTATTTCCATTAGCCCTCCAAGGCTGCAAGTCGAGTACGAATATCCTGTAGAGCCAACGTCATCAACGACATCCAAGCCGTCGTGTCAACACCCATAAGAATCTGATCGCCGTTTGCGTCGGTACCGTGGCTAGCAAGAAACTCCGAAATGGTTTCCATGTCATCAGCAATCGGGCCGATCTCTGGATACCCAGGAGCAGTAATGCGGTTCCACATCTTTGGCACAACGCTGTCAATCATGCCAGCAGTCAGATGACTGCCAAGATCGGTCGAGACGTTTTCTTTGTCGGCTGCAACTGAAGAGTTCTTGACTACAGCAGACAAACCAAAGCCGGTAATAATGTGAGCAGCGGTGCCGCTACCAGTCGGGAACTGCGAACCGCTGTCAATAGTCTTGAACGTGCCCGTTGCCCTTGTGATTACATCGTTTGGAGTTACAGAACCACCAATTTGCAAATGAACACTGCCAGCAGTTGCAACAGAAACTGTGTCAGTTTCGCTGAGGTACATGCCGTTGCCCTCGTCGCTGTCAAACGTAAACGTCGGCGCAGCAGCAGACCCATCATCGACCTTGACCAAGCCGTTGATGTCAACGTCGCCGTCAACAATCAAATCGTCGAGCGTGCCAACCGACGTAATCGCGTCTTGAGTAGCAGTCGTCAACGTGCCCGCAAGACTCGTAGCCGACAGGGTGCCGTTGCTGGCGTTGTAGGTCAACGCAGAAGCGTCTGCGAGAACAGCTTCGCTACCTGTGCCATCCGTTGCAAGCAACGGAAACAACGTTGCATCTGATCCTGCATCAGCAACAGTCACAGTCGAAGCCAAAGTGGCCGTTGCAGCGTTGCCGGTACATGACCCAGAACTGCCACTAGCATTACCAGTCAACGCACCAACAAACGTCGTAGCAGTCAACGTCGCATTACTAGCGTTGTACGTCAGGCCAGCATCAGTTTCCGGCGTGAGGCTACCCGTAGCACTTTCAAACAACGCCGGGAAACACGTTGCATCAGCCGTGTCCGTAACAACAACCTTGGTAACAGCGTCGTCGTGGATCTTGGCTGCTGTTACCTGATCGTCGCCAATCATGGCGGTACTGACCGTCGCCCAACCAGACGTGCCCGAACCAGTACCCGTCAAAACAGTATTCGCAGCAGGAGCCGAAGACCCCGTACCAACCTTCGCCTCGACCGCTTGGACAGCATCACCGACGTTCTCATGTAAATCCGAATGCGACGGATGACCCGCCGTCGAATCGCTCAGCGCCGTACCAGCAGCAGGCTTAGAATCGCCGCCAACCGTTGCAGCGTCATCAGCAGAAGTAGGAAAGTTAGTAGCCACGAGTCAACCTCACGGGGTCAGATCAAGAGTGAAAATGCCAGACGCATTGAACGTCAGCACAAAGTCACCAGAAGACGACGACTTGTCTGCACCAAAGTCGATGTAACAAATCAACGGGTCGTTCGTCAGCGAATCGTCGTACACCACAGCTCCTCGAGCCGTAATGGTCGAGGACGCCCACGTCAGGTTCGCAGCGTCAAACGTGATCGTGCCGCCCGACTGGGTCAGGGTCACCGAAGACAGCGACTTGCCGCCGGCGTCGTAGCCAGTGCCAGACACCTCGTTGGTGACATCCGACTTGAAGTCGTGCGTCCCGAAGTTAGGGGTGTAGGACGACGTGACCAGCATGGCCTTGAACCGGTCAGCGGTCGTGTCGTCCAGGTCGAGGGCAAGATCGTTCTTCAGTGCGTTGAGGAACGTGATGCCATACAGGCCACTAGCCATTACCGCTTCCTGCCATTCTTCTTCTTATTGTTCGTTTGCATCGAAGCCGCCTTCTTAGCGGTCTTGCTGTACGGCTTACCCTTAGGCATAAGAACTCCAGACAACGTGAAAGAGGGGCCAGGCCACGCACCCGACCCCCCTTAACACTACACCATCAACACTTATCAGTTAGCGCCGATGCTGGACGAGGTTTCGATCCGCTGGAGCGAAGCCTCACGGAAACGGTTGTAACCGACCAGGTGGTACCAGCCAACCGTCTGGAAACGACGGAGGCTGTCGGTCACGGGACCGAACACGACGGACGGGTTCTCACCGAAGCCAGCGCCACGGCTGTGAGCCTTGGCGAGAGCCTGCTTACCGCAGATGACGGTGTTGTAACCGTCAACGTTCGACGCACCGTCGTTGGTGCCGTGGTCGATACGGGGCGTCTCGATGAAGTCCACGCCGCCGAAGGTGCCGATGCTGCCCATGCGGACACCAGCGCCATCCTGACGGATCTGGTACTGAATGATGTCAGTAACAGCGGTGTCTTCACGAAGGTCGAACGACACGTCCGGGTGGATGAAGCCGACGTACACGCCGCCGTCCATCGTCGGAGCCGAGTCGCCACGAAGCGCAGCAACAGCCTTGCGGATCAGCGACGCCGTGATGGTGTCGCCGGCAGCAAGCTCGCCGGTAGCAGTAGCATCGCCGCCGTAGGAGACGTTGCTGCCCGCAACAAGGACAGCCTGAACGATCTTGTCGATCGAGTTGCCCATGTTGTAACCGATGATGTTCGCAGCGTCAGCATCCACGTTGAGGAACGAGGTGCCACGAAGCTTCGCCGTGGTGGTGACAGCGTTGCCGTACTCGGCAAGGGTCACGGTAACGGTCGAGTCGCCAAGGGCAACAGCGGTCACATCCGAAGTCTCGGTGAGGGCCGAGGTGGCCTGCGAGAGATCGTTGTAGATGTTGAACTGGACAGCGGAGCCAGGGTGCGACTGGTTGGTCGACTTAACGTCGGCAACCATCTCGAACATCGGCTGGCTACGCAGCGCGAAGTAGGCAAGCTGTTCAAATGCAGTGGTATCTGAAGATACCGAAGAAGCCTGAGTCAAGGCCATGATTGGGATTCCTTCCCATCAGGCCCACCTCAGCTACATCAGACTGCTGCGTTCCAAGTGTGGCCGTGAGCTTCCATCAGCTCTCGCAGTTCGTCAGGGTTATTTGTCTGACGAATCAACGTATCGAGTTCAGGATTGGTAACAGGGCCAGCATCGTCAGCCGCCATCGCAATCCGCTGCTCAGCCCCATAATCAACCTGGGGTTGCTGCGCCTGCACCGGTTGTCCGGTGAGGCCCAGTTCGGCAGCTTCTGCACGAATAGCGTCCGCAGTCATTTCGCCGTCGTAGCCCCGCATGAAGTACTGACCCTGCTTTGAGTTCGGGTCAACACCTGCGTCACGGAACGATACTTCGCGTTGCAACTGCGCCAACTGTGCGACAGCTTCGTCCCCGGCCTTAGCCCGAGCTTCCATATCGCGTCGCCAGTTTGGCTTCGATTCTTGGCTAACAGAGTCTTCAGCCTCGGTGGGCATTTCATCTGTCATATGTCACTCACCTTCGATACGCGTCTACAACGGTGGAATGCAGACGGAGAATGGATGGAATAGCTCGCCTCGCATGAGGGCC